CCTCGTTAGAAGCAACTAAGCAACTAACGAAACCCACTGGACCCGTTTCCGAGTCCCCTTCTTAGAGATCCAACCAGAACTCCACGGTGTGGAGTCCCAGTCAATCTCATCCAGCTCTTGAGGCCCATCAGGGCCCTCAAGACAAAACTGGAGGAAGGATTTCCACGAGTCTCGGCCTTCTCTGTGATTCTTATTAGTCACAGAAAGGCATCTATACTCTTTTACTTGGTGGAAAGAATTCCACCTCGAACGCTTGGGGAGTTTAACCCCCTTGCTATTAAAAGTATAGAGCGATATCGTGGGCTGAGGTTTAGGACTAACGGGTATGAGCTTTCGCTCACGCTCGTTAACCCATCCTAACAAATATTCAGCGGCATGCCAAAGGCCTGCCTTATGAAAGTTATTACTACTTTCAAGAATAGATGTTAGACCCTCAGCGGTCCCGTTAGGACCGGGAGATAGGATGTACGTCGGGGTGACATTACTGCCACCATAGGCGTCCATACCGCATGATTCGCGGAATAATCCGGAAACATGCGTCTTGCTCCCGTTTACTTTCAGACCAAGGTCTGAAAGTAGATGTCCTAATGACCAGGCATGTTGTGTGGGAACAATGATATCATCCCCATACACACGGATACGACCAGCTGCTCGACGAATGGATGCCGAGTTAATCTCGACATCTTCTTCAAAGAGCACGACGGCTATTGCACATAGTGCATAGACGATCGTTTGTAGCGGGAAGGTCACCGCAGAGCCCTGATTCGCATACTTCTTCAGTCTTAACTGAAAAGGTGTCGTATCAGGTATTCTGTTGCGAACCATTCGAGTTCTACAGGCATGAATTGCTTGTAGAATCGATGGATTACGACGGAATACTCGCTCCACACACCAGCAGCTCAGCCTATCTGAAGCTGAGCTCAGATCGATTGTAGCTAGAGAACCATCTACAGAGGCTGCTAACGCAGCCTTCTGAGAAGGTTTCTGACTACGAAAATCGATACAGGTCCTAAGAGATCTAGGAAGATTCTTCCTAAACCACTTAAGTACTCCCTGCTGGATGTATTGGTGACAGGTAGGCTCTGATGCGATGAGTCGGGGACTCTTTTGAGTCTTTGGTACCGCAATAAGTTTTGCGGCCGGCTCATTGACGAAAGAACTTTTCTCATTCTCGAGAGCACCTTCCTCTAAGAAGTGGATGGTGTTCGCGAAGGCAAAATATTCATGAGGGAATAAACCCTCAAGTTTATTAGGCCAATGAGGGAACAGATATTTATCTGATCCAGTTCTCAAGTCAGCAACAGCCTTCTTTCCGTGCCTTGGTACGATACTTAAGGTATCAAGCATTGGAAACTCACATGCTACTCTATCACATACTGTTTGAAGGTATATGAGGAGTGGCCGAGGACTGAGAGGTCCTTCGGGTTTCCAAAATGAGAGTTGATCTCTTTGATACCTGGATGTTCCAAGATCGGTAAAGCTCTGAATTCCAGATGATGTAATATCATCAGGTAATAGAACGTCACCGTCCCAAGGAAGATTGGGAGATAGAATATTCTCCTCAATCTGCCGGAACTCCTCAACCGCAGCATGGATATTCTCCTTACTGCACTCAAGCCGGACTTTCTTACACAGATAGAGAATCTGTCGTAGGAATAGAATCCAGTTTGGATCTGGTTGATCAAGTATGTACCCATCCTCGTCGAAGATGTGCTTGTAGAGGCTACCAAACAAAGTCGGGTAGCCACCTCGAGATTTTCCAAGAATATTACCTGGAATATCTGTTGGTAACAAGTACCCACGAGAGAGAGCCTTATCAAGTGATTTCCCCAAACTGGGCAGATCAATTGTAAGGACTCTTAGCCCTCTCGAGGCGACGAGTAGACTCAGGCGAGACAAGTCTCGTTCTGAATCCTTGGCCATGCCTGGATCATATGCAACGATATCTAAATAGATCGCTGCATACAGCTCCAGAAGGTTGCCACTTACCCTTTTCATGAAAAGCTCCTTTGTTGGAGGTTACTCATGGTAAGGATCGCGTGAACACCACAACAGGACACAGATTGAACCCTGAATCAAAAGAGGGCGACGACAAAATTGATGATGACAACCCATATCAATATAGATACGAGTAACAGCATCAATAAGAAGTCCCCTCTCAGGATTCTCTCCCCATAACTTTCGTCATGTTGGCGGACGTAGTCCAGCCAACCAACGAATTTATGGCGTACAACAGAGTTGTACTATTTTGAGCCGCGTCAGCTGTCTTCATGACAGTCCAACAAGACTCAGTTCGTACAAGCTCTCCGTTGGCGTCGTAAGTTTCGACGTCAAGGCGGACAAGGTGGGACTCATTAGTTCCCAACTTAGCCGGTATGGTGTGTGAAATCTTCAACCGATAAATCGCAAGCGATTCACGGAGAAAATACTCAGCACCATAGTTGTCCTGGTTTACTTTCAACAGGACCTTTGAGGCCGCGTTGTAAGTAATAGTAAGTGAATCACCGATCATAATGGCGTCCTTCTAAGGGATTGCACGTCTCACGACGTTCATCTCCGGCTGCCTCGCATCCGGAGAGTGGCTAATGCTCCCAGTATTCCAATTTGACCGTAGCTAAGCCACGGCATATAGAGAGCTGGGAACGCATGCGGGACACTAGCCTTCCGTTGCTTCAGAATGCGTGTTGCTTTGGTATTGCCTGATAAGGCTATACCAGCTGAAGCAGAAGTTAGAACATGATTGATTTCGATCGTAGTCTTAGCCATAAGGTTAAGATTCGATTGTCGATATTCGACAATTCCTCTGGTTAGCGATAAAAGCTGGCCAAAGTTCGTAAACCAATCTACTAACCAACTCCAGGGAACAAGTTCCCATAGAGTGGCTGGAGAAAGTTCTAACCCGAAGACCGTCCTAATGGCGGCTTCACGGACAGCAGCTACACTCGACAGATCTGTTATCAACTGCATACGCATTGTATACCAGACTTCTGTCTTTGTGTTCGTAGTGGTGTATCCAGAAACAGATGCTTTGGATCCACCAGCTATGACCTGTGTAGCTGACTGAGTGTTAGGTGACGATAGAGATCCTAGGGATCTCCGGATTGATGACTTAGATCGCAACCTCTCCAGGTATGCGATCCTATTGGCAATGGCTTTCTGAAAAGTGACCATAGAAATAAGGTCATTAATCAGAGGACGCCATCCGAAAGTCCATCCAAGGTAGGTTTCAGAAACGGAATAGGGATCAGTAAATGATCTTCTATTACGCTTAAGAAGCTGTCCTAAATGATGAATCATTCCGGGGAGTTCCCGTAATTCATATAGAAATACGGGAATATCAACAACTGGTCGATTAGGGTTAGCATTTGCCATAGCCCTAGCTGCCAGATTGTTCCAATCGATCGTGGGGACTGACGAGCCAGACTCTTGACCCCGGTTTGCCCATATATTAGGTGTTAATTCAAGGAAAACATCCTTGAATGACCCAGATATATAGGTACCGGAGAGTTTAGCAGGATCAGTCCAGTCATATTTGTCGATATAAAGATTACTATCGACAAATGGCATCCCCTTACTATCAGTAGAGGACCACGCTCGAGTCACTACGGGCACTCCTTGGACATCACTAGTCAGCGTATTGCCGAAGTAAGATTTTACTCGGCCGTTCGCTGGTGTGAAGTTTTGGGAGCGAACCCGTCCAACCCTAGCCATCTCGCATGCTCTATGCACTAGAGGGTTCAGAATGAAACAAGCCTTTTAAGACTTGTCGGGGGACCCATAGGGGTC